TCTAGCGCCTCATCCCAAGCGGCGCCGAACTCTGCGTCAACGTCACGCTCTCTATAGGCCCATGTCCGGCTCACCTTTGCTTTGCGGCAAGCGGCGGCCACGTTGCTTGATTTGAGCAGCGCCGTGATGAAGATCTCTTTCCAGTTTTCAGCCGGTTTCTGGCTTTCCGCTTTGGCCATTAGAACGCCTCGTAGACAAACCACTCAGATGCTATCGTGCGCGCCGGTGACGGCTCACTGTCAAAGGTTGCCGTGAACTGCACCATGAACCGCCCAGCATCGGCCACGTCCGCCGCATCGTACTCCCAGGAGAATCTACCCTCTTCGCCATCCATAACCGACAGCGCGCCCACAATGGCACGCGCTGTCCCAGTCGTGAGTGACAGGATTTTGCCGGTCATGGTAGCGCCGGTTAGATTCTCTGGTTCGTTGTCGCCTCGTAGCCAGGTAATAACCTGCGATGGCCGGGGCGCCCCGGCAATTGCCCATGCTAGTGCCATAGATTTACATCTCCATACACCTGTGGTATAATACAGGAGTGAAACGAAAATACCGGGCGATTGTCGTAAGCAATCCCCGGCCTGGTCAAACGTTGAAAGGAACGAATGACATGTGTAATCATACCACAGAAATCACCTCTAAGAAAAGCCGCAAACGAAAGCGTCAACCACTCGAACAGCGATTCTGGAAGTATGTCAACAAAACGAATACCTGTTGGCTTTGGACTGGCGCAACCCGCGATTTTGGCTATGGTGTCATCAATACAGGCGGAAAGTACGGAAAAGCAGAACGTGCCCACCGTATATCCTGGATGATTCATTTTGGAGAGATACCCGCAGATCTGTGTGTCTGCCATCATTGCGACAACCCTTTGTGTGTCAATCCTAATCATCTCTTTCTTGGCACTCGTACCGACAACAATCGTGACATGCAACGTAAAGGACGGGCAAGCGGTGGCAGTAAAGGTGAACATCACCACCAATCAAAGCTAACAGAAAGGCAAATCGTTGAGATTCGTACACTATTCGATACCGGTTCGGTCAATCTCTCTGATTTAGCCCTTCAATACGGCGTGGCAGTCCAAACTATTCACAGTATCGTACATGGTAAAACTTGGCCTAACGCCGGTGGCCCCATCAGTACGGACGACATGAGATTAGGTGCAAAGAACAACCATTCGACACTGACCCAATCCCAAGTTTTAGCCATTCGTCAGGATTACACTAATGGCATCCTGACGCAGTCCGACCTTGCCAAGAAATACAACACAACACCTCAAACAATTCACCGCATCGTTCACCGCAAAGCATGGAAACATATCTAATCCATGCAAACAGTTGATTACAATTCGGTAATCAACTGTTTGCATCTGTCAAACTGAACGAACTAATGGTCACGCTTTGTCCCGAACTTATAGAGGTGTTGTCTAAAGTGAGATCTCCACCGGCGCCAGTTGCCGTGACCGATCCCTGCATGTGACAGGTAGTGCCGTCACTGGCATAAATGCGAAAATGCGCCGCCGTGCCTGTGCCGTCTGCGCTAGTATCCTGCCAAGTGCCACTTTTGGCCTTGCTGCCACTACTCGCCGCCGCTAACCAGTCGCTAGGCAGCGTCAAACTTGCCAACACTGTACCGCTGTCAGCGGTTGCCACATCCGCAGGCGCAGCGCCTGTGCGAATCTTCAACACTGCATCCGTTCCGATCGTCGATTCGATTGCATCTAACCGAGCATTTCTTACACTTACCGAGAGCTGAACTGCCATGATCTACGTCCCCTTTACTGAACCTGTTCTCAACACGCCTTCTACGGTTCCACTGGCTGTAACGCCGTGTACCGTACCATAGACGGCAATCAGCGCTGTAATCACGCCTGCCGCCGATAGTGTCATCACGCCTAATGTAATACTGGCCGCACCCGTTGCCGGTGCATTGCCGCCAGTTGCCAAAAGAGAAAGTGCATCCAGCGTGATTGACGCACTACCCACAACCAGATTCTGCGCCGTGGCGGTCAGTGTCAGCGCATCCAGCGTTGTATCCAGCGCACCATCCGCCGGTGCCACGCCTGTGGCACTGATGGACAGTGCGTCCAGTATCACATCCGCAGTGGCGACAATGGCAACCGTGCCATCCGCTGTGCTGATGAGAGCGCCCAACGTGACAGCGGCTTGGCCGACTATTGCCACTTCCCCCGCTGCAACGCTAGTTAACGCATCGAGCGTTATGGCCGCCTCGCCTACATAGTCGGCTGATGCATAGCCATCACCGCTGCTGGTCAGCGCATCGAGCGTTATATCCGCTGCGCCTGCAATCGCCACAGCGCCGGTTGCATCACTGGTCAGCGTTTCGAGCGTGATAGCCGCTGCTGCATTGTTGGTGATGCCACCCGCCGCCGATAGGGTAAGGCTGCCCAGCGTAATGGTAGCAACACCCGCAATCGGCGCCACGCCATCAGCGGTAATAGACAGCGCCGCCAAGGTAATAGCAGCACTGCCAACAGCCGGTATCGTTGCAGCAGCGGCAATCGCCAATGATCCCAGCGTGACATTGGCCGCACCTACAACGTCAACTGCTCCGGCTGCTGTACTGGACAAGGCGCCTAACGTAACATCGGCTGCGCCCACAATGGCAACAACACCGGCTGCTGTAGTGGTGACCGCGCCCAACGTTTTAGCCAATGCACCACTCACAGCGACTGTGCCGGCTGCACTACTGGCTAGGGCGCCGAGCGTTGGAGCGGATGCGCCACTGATAGCGACGGCCCCGGCTGCACTACTTGCGACGGCCCCCAAGGTCTTAGCCAGTGCGCCATTGTTGGCAACTTGGCCGGCTGCACTGCTTGTGACAGCGCCCAGCGTAATGGCCGCCAAGCCGGTGACGGCGTTGGTAGCGACGGTCCCCGCTGCGCTAAGTGTGGCCGCGCCCAGCGTTGGACTACTTGCGCCAACCACTGCCACAGCGCCGGTCGACGCGGCCGTGAGCGCGCCTAAGGTCTTAGCCAAAGCCCCGTTGTTGGCAACGGTCCCGGCTCCACTGCCGGTTAAGCTGCCGAACGTCTTAGCCAATGCGCCATTGTTGGCGACTTGCCCAGCGGCTGAAGAGATGACAGCGCCCAGGCTTGGGGCAGATGCGCCCGTGACTGCGACTGTACCGGCCGCGGAAGAGGTGACGGCCCCTAGCGTTGCGCTCAGGCTGCCATTCACGCCCGTGACAGCAGGCTTTACGCTGACGGCAATACAGCACCAGTCTGCTGCGCCGCTTAAGCAATCTGTGCCGCCTAACGTGGTTGAGCCGGCTGTTGCAACAGCTTTGTACCAAACAGAGCAGGTAGTTGTATCACCACCACTGCCTACGAGATTGCCGGTACTGATCCCCGTCTGGTCTCCAGGAACGGTAAATGTGTTGTTGCGGTAGGTGCCAACGGCTATGGCCCATGCGTTATCGGTCAGGGTCGTGACCGATACCTGCATGTCGTTGTCATCAACCGCTGGCCCATCGGCAGTACCACTGTTTTCGACGGCCCCGCTACCATTTGTGCCGCCAGTGTCAACACCGCTGAAGCGACACGCTACCGCGAACGCAGGAAAGGTATTGCCGGTCAGGGTGACAGTAATGCTACCGGTGCTGGGACTTGAACCCATCGCGCGCCATACACTGACACCATTTTGCCCTTGCACATTGTCCACATTGGCAACTTCGACCCAGGTCAGCCCATTACCGCTGACTGACGGCGCAATGGCCTCGTTGCGTTGTGCGATGAACAAAAGCACCAGTTCGTTAGCGACTGGTGTCCAGCTTGTTAAAGTTACGTTCCCGGTTGTAGTTGAACCGGTAACTGTTTGCTCAACGGCGATCACCACAGATTATCCTAGTTGATACAACCAGATACCAATGTCTTTTAGGTCAATCCCGGCCACGTAGGAGACGCCCACAGCGAGCGCCACCAGCACAACGATAGTCACCAAAGCGGCGATATAGCCATGCTTGGTGTAGATGTCCCCGATCCAGTTGATGATTTTCACGATACCCCCAAATGAGAAATGATGAGCCACGCCAACATAACGATGATGACAATCAGCGCAACCACAGTCAACACACGGAACAGCAGCACCAATTGATAGTGACGTTCCTTCTCGGCGGCGGTCTGCGTCTCTGCGTTGTCGGTTTTCATCTCGTCAAATTCTCGTTTCAATGCGGCCTGTTCAAATTCGATTGTGACGACCTTCTGCCAAATGGCTTGCAACTG